GATTGCTCTATGAGTGTGTCTACAATTCGCGTGCATAACGTGGTCCCGCGCCTCGGACGTGAATTGCCCGTCGTCGGTAAAGAGGTCCAGCGCCCGCCCCTCCAGGTCCCGGAGTTCGTCCATCGGGACCGGCGTCCCGCCGTACTCTGGATGGGTCCCCTCGAAATCGGTCATCGGGAGGTCCCCCGGCGCGTCAGAGACCTCGCGGGCGAGCGAGTCGCCGCCTTTCAGCCAGGCACAGAGGACTGACGTGGACTCGTCCTGCGGGCCGTCCCAATAGTGGAGGACTGTCTCGTCCAGCTCTTTTGCGAGTTCGGCGCTCGCGTCCTCCCGTGCCCGGTTGAGTATCGCCGTCGCCTCTGTCCGGGCAATCGTCCGGGCGTCGTCCTCCTCCAACCCGGTCTCCCGTTTGAGGTGTCGGGTCAGTGAGTCCAGCGACCAGCCCTGTGGTTGCGTGAGCCGTGTCTCAAAGACATCTTGTAGCGTGGCCGAACTCGCGGAGTCAACCGGCGCAAAGTCGTGTTCTCGGACGGCGGTCTGGATTCGGTTCTGTACGTTCGGGGGGACATCGTCTCGGTTCTGATAGACAGGCGTCCCCTTCTGACTGACCGCGTCGGAGCCACCGAGGAGAGAGAACGCGGCCTGTTCGAGGGCTTGTACCTCAGCCTGAAGTGCGGCGCGTCCGCCCCCGGACGCTGGACCCCCGCCGCCACCATCTCCGCCCTCGGGGACCGGACTGCCGACGCCGGGCAGGTTCGGAGCGCCCTGCATCGTCGGCGGGTCGTCACTCTCATCGAGGTCGACCTCAAAGTCATCCACCTCCAGCCGCCCGTCCACGATCTCCGCCTGTCCGCCGGCCTGCTGGACGAACGCGGCGGCTTTGAGCCGACTCCGGAGTTCGTCGGCGTCTTGGCCCCGCTCAGGCAGGAACGAAATCCGCCACCCCTCAAACCCGAGACGTTTCATCAACGTATCCAGCCAGCCCTCCCGATAGTCGTGCATCTGACTGGCGAGCGAGCGGTCCATCACCTCCAACTGGAGACCCTCGTTGTTCAGCCCGCCCGCGTCCGACAGGTCGTTGTCGTGGATGTTCGAGATGCCGTACGCCCGCCGAATGTCCTTCTTGAACGTCTCTTTGATGTCCTCCGACTGTCCGAGGAGTTCGTCCGGCATCGCGTCGATAACGTCAACCTCCGGGGTTGAGCTATCCTGTGGGGAGTACTGGTTCGTGAATATCGGACTGGCGTAGGGGTCGTCCCCGTCGCGGGCCTTTGCGAGTTCGTCCTCCCAGTGGTCCGGGTTCGGCGTGTGCAAAATCATGAACTGGTTGGGGAGGCGGTCGGAGTCGGTATCGTAGAACGCCCCCGCGTACTGGTTCATCATCTGGAGAATCGCCTGCTTGAGCCAGACGTGAATCGACGGGGCAATCCCGTCCAGCCCCCGGAGCCGGGGATAGGCATAACTCCACGTAATCACCTCGTGTCGGAGGTAGTAGCTGTAGTCCCCGCCCGCCGATCCCTCGACAAAGTGGACGGGCTGGCGTTCGGCCCCACAGTGACAGGTCCCGGCGTGTTCGGTATGGTTGTCGCGGTGGATCGGGCAGACGTACCAGTGATTGCCGGGTTGACCCTCCTCGTCGACGACGGGCCGGAGGGACAGCGGGTCGGCGCGATACAGGGCCGTGGGTTCGCGCTTGTATATCTCCCCCTCCCGGTAGAGGCCGCCCGTGGTCGCCTGATAGTACTCGTGTTCGACCACCAGCGTGGAGACGCCCGGCGGTGCCCACTGGTCCATCTCGGCGCGTTTGGCAACGTCCCGGAGCGACTGCCCGGCGGGGTTGACCGACTGGAACAGTCGTCTCGCCCGGCGTTTCTCTGCGGGGTCCGGGGGAGAGAGATTAGTCGACTCACAGACGGTACACTCCTCCCGTTCGCTGTCGAACTCCGTCCCGCACTCATCACACTGGACGGCATACCGGGGTTCGATGCGCGGAAACTCGTTCCGGTAGAGTTCGTCCCGGCGGGTTCGGATTGCCGACGCCGACTCCCCGCCCGAGAGGATGATCCGCCGAATCAGGGACAGCGGTGCGGAGGAGAGTCGCTCACTCGCCCGCCGGACTGGTCCCGGCCCCTCCTCGGTCTGTGGCTGTGGCGTGGTCCCGCCACTGCTGAGTTTCTGCCCGACCGAGTGCGTACCGGGCGACATCGGGACAGTGATCAGGTACGTCACCGCTCCCGCCGACGTGGGCCTCCTTGTAACTCTGGAACTCTTGGATGAACTCGGTGCAGTCCTCGTGGACTAACAGGCCGGGTCGCCCACTGTCGTCAGTGGTGAGTCGTCCCCGGACGTGTGGGATACCTTCGTCAAGCGACTTGTCGGCCCGAACCGCATCAAACCCGGCGCGTCGGAATTTCTGGATGTGTTCTGGTTCGTGCTCGCAGTAGACCGTTCCTCTGGGCTTGTCGTGGTCGTAGACCCAGCCCGTCCCGGCAGCGGGGTCGCAGAGATGTTCAAATTCTTTGCCGGTCTCGTAGTACAAATCTGTCGCAACCCACTGGTCGTGATGTGTGGGCCAAAACTCCACGAGGACACGCGGATGATCCCAGCCGGCGTCGTACCCGTAGATGGGGGTCGCCGTCTCGTCAACGAGCGTCCCCGCCCGGTCGTCGGTGATGACGTGGGTCTGACGAGAGAACTGCGAATAGACCAACCCCTCCGCCGCGGCAAATCCACCGTGTAAGCCTTGTTCGGCGCGGTCGGTGTTGACGAACTGAGCACGGATTTTCTCCAGCGCCCCGTCCGGCAGAAACGGGTTGTCCTCGGTTGACGCCTCAATGACGAGCATCCGGTCAGCCCATCTCAGCGGGTCACCGCTCTTGTCAACTTGTCGCTCTGTGATGTCGTAAAATGGATTGAACCCGTTTCCCGTTGAGGTCCACAGCGTCGTGTTCGGACCGACTTCGGTCCGCTGTCGCGTGACCAGCATCTCGTGGAGTTTGTAGAGGTCTGTCTGTGGTGGGTAGTGACCAACCTCGTCACACCAGATGCGACAGAACTCCGCCCCGGCGAATCGGGACCACTGGTCCGCGCCACCGAGAAACACCGTGTGTCCGGTGACATACGTGAGCCGATGGTCGTTTGAGTGCCACGTCTCGACGAGAGGGGAGTTCTCTGGGTCGCCGTCAGCAAACGGGTTCGTATCATCGCCGGGCAACCGCTCGAAAAATACCGAGAAGGTTGTTGACTTGCCTTTCTGGTAGTCCTGCGCGAGAACGAGTGACGTGCCCGCGCCCCGTGCATCAAGACACCCGCCGCGATGAATCCACTGCGCCCCCGTGATGGATTTGCCAGCCCCGTACCCCGACCGGAGGACAACGAGATCGACATCGCCATCTTCGAGAGCGGTACACGCATCCCGCTGGTAATCGGCCCACTGATAGCTGACATCAATGTCGGCGGAGTGTGTACTACTCATTGTATCCAGTCTCCACAACCGTCTCGCTCAGATTGATCTCAACCGGACCGCCGTCCTCGCCTGAAACTTCTTGTGTCTCATTATAGCCGAACGAGGCGGACGCCCGAAACTCGGGGCGACACTCCTCCAACACTTCACGCGCCCCCTCTGCGTGCGCGCGCGCGTAGCCCTCACAGAAATCGCACGGGTCCTCGGCAGTCACTGCACCTTGTCCGAGGTCATCAATGCAACACGTCCACCGCCGGAGTGTCTGTGCCGAGACACCAGCAGCGGCGGCAATATGGCTGACTTTCAGACCGCTCCCGACAGCCGCGTAAATCGCCTCTTTCGTGTCGTCGTCGAACTCGGACGGGCGGCCCTGTGCGTTCTCATCATCGTAGCGTGTCGATGGTATCCGTATCAGTGTATGGACCACGAAACTCCACCTCCACAGGTCGCTTTCGCGCCCGTCGCCATGTGTCGCCGCTCATGGTGCGTAGGCGACCGGCCCCGTCGTCGGAATCGAGACGATGATGTGCTGACCGACCGACCGCTGATTGCTGATGGTCCCGTGGTAGGACTCGTCCGGCGCGTCGTCGGGGTCGGGGTCGCGGACCTGTGCGGAGTCCATCGAGACGAGACACTCGCAGCCGGACAGGTCCATCGGAAACCCGGACCCCGCGAAGCGGTCGGCGTGGATTTTCACGTCAATGTGGTCTCCGAGGTCCTGCATCATCACGGGCGAGAGGCGACAGGCTGTGGGGTCCGCGCCGGTCGTCCAGACCGTGACTGCGTCGGCTGGCGTCCACTTGCTCTCACCACCCGCCGGATAGCTGTCGGGGAGCTGTGTGCCTGTTGGGATATGACTCGGCATAGTCGTGTTACGTGGTGTACTGGAAACTCACGAATGAGTACCGTCCGGGGCTGGATATCGTCTCGTCAGTCCCGAAGGTGGGCGACAGTTCGGCCGAGTTCGCGGGCGTGGCCACTCTCGGGTACGTCGTACCGCTCTTCTATCGAACGGAGTCGTTGCTGAAACGTCACTGTCGTCTGTGGAAACTGCGGATGGGTGCCGCGCGTTACTGCCCGCCCTTGTCGTCCTCCT